ATGCTTGAACATAAAGTTTTGCAGCTTTAGAAGAAACATAAACAAATAAATCTTCTTTTCCATATAATGCAGCAGGAATAGCTCCAACAACGTCAGATAATTTTTCTACTATATTAGCAGCAGTTAATGCAACAGATGTTAAAGCCTGACCTGCAGGTACATCTCCAGCAGTTACAGCAGCAGCGATTAACTTTTCAAATCCATCAAATGAATTCTTAGATGCAGCAGCAGTATCTCCTTGCCAAATATTAAATTCAGTATTCTGTGCAACTTTAGAAGCAACGTGTGCTATTAAAAAGTCTGAGAATTTAGGTGGTAGTGACTGACCTAATCCGAAGCCCATTTGCTCAGATTCCCAATCGTTTACGAAATCATATTTACAAAGTTGTAAGTTTACTTGTAACTCAGTTGGTTGTAAGATTCTTTCAGTTAATGTAATTGTTGAAGTTGGATTAAAATCACATCCTGCAGCAGTTACGATTGCATCTGTTGCTAATTTTTTAATTACTTCTTTAAAAGCAATGTTAGATTTTACAGTGATTCCACCATCATCAATAGTTGACGCACTTAATAAAGCAGCAGCGATATATTCACCTGCAAATTGACCTGCGTAAGTCGTTGTGATGTTTGTTGTTGTAGCTAATTCTACGTTTTTTAAATTACTCATTCTATTTTATTTATTTAATTTATTTAAAACTCTATCTAATGTTGTAGTAAATCTACCTTTGCCAAATTCTACTTTTTTCATTTGTTTGCTTTCGCCCTCAGGATTATGTTTGATTGGCTTAGAAGCAGGTTCTGATAATTGTTCCTGTACTTCTTTTGACATTTCTACTTTTTCTTCAATCACTTCTTCTGAAGATTCTTCTGACATTTCTTCTTCTTTCATTTTACTTTCTTTGTCAGCTTTTAAATCAGCAATAGCATCTTCTAAGTTTTGGATTCTTTTCTCCATTCCCTCCCAATCTGCAACATCTGCCATTTCTTCTTCTTTTTCTTCTTCTTCAGCTAGATCTTCAGTAATTTCTTTGTCATCTGATTCTTCTTCCTTTGCAGGAACTTCGTCTGATACTTCTCTAACATCAGCAATTTTACCTTCTTCTTCAACTACAACTAAATTACCATTTTCAAGTAAATATTCTCCAACAGGCATTGCTACCTTTTCATCATCTGTTACTATAAAAATTTCTTTTCCTTTTTCAAATGATTCTGCACTAACTATTGTGCCATTTTCTAACTTCATTTCTTCAAGTTTTACCTCGATATTTAGAAGTGTTTTAATTTGATTTAACATTTCGGTTGATTTCATATTATTTATATAACGATTATTAATTTATTTTTTGCATTTTCAATCTGTTCTTGTTATAACACCTATGCCCTGAGCCTGCATAGATCCATCACAACACTCAATAGAATATTTATTTGTGTCCCAACATAAACAAGCCCTAGAACTTCCTGTTGGACTTGTTCTAGATGGTATAAAAGTTTTTTTATTTTTTGTATTTCTGCCCATTAATTAGAAGTTAAAATTTCTTTTATTTTTAGTAATGTCTGTTTATCAATTTCACTTGACATATCTTCTTTAACTGCTTCTTTAGGTGCTTCCATTTTATCTGCAAAATAACCCTCAATAGAAAAACCTTTAACTTTATTTGTTCTAACATATTCATTCCAAACTTCTTCATTATTAACTTTAACTGCACCCATCCAAGTCCCAACAGGTACATTTAATCCATACTTTCTTGACTTGTCTTGCACCTCGTCTTCTACGATCCAAGATTCTACTAATGTTAAACCTTTTAAATCTTTTGAGTGTTCCAAGGTTGAATTGTTCTGATATCCATTTCTTAAATACATTTGTGATGCTTTAGAAATAGTATCTTTTGAAAAGAAAATATAATAATCACCCTCACTGCCATTTCTGTAGATTGGTTTGTTAGGGATTAATAAAGCACCTAGCAAGATTCTTTTTTCTTTACTTATCTCTGCTAACTTTATTTCTTCATTTTTTAAAGCTACAAAGTCTGATTCAATAGCAGGTGATTCTACTATTGATATTGCTTCAATTCCACTTTCTTCCTGTTCTTCGTCTAATATAAGTTCAACTATCTTCATAATAATATAACGTATTTAATTTTTAATTTTGCTTTTTAGTCTATTGTAGCTTCATCAATAATGTTTCTATCTAATTCCTGTGCAGTAGTTACTTCGCTAGAAACTACAAATGCTTGTACAGGTTGTTGAGATTGTTCCCCTATTGCAGTTGCTAATTGATTTGTTCCACTTGCTCCTACTATATTAAATGCAGGTGGTACAGATAATGGTGCAGGAGTTGGGCTTCCTGATGGTGATGCTGATCCCCCTGATACAGGTGGTGTTTTAACACTTAATATCTTTTTAACGTTTGCTATTCCTGAAATACCAATAGCTGCAGCATTTGCAAATTTTAATGCAGTTTCGAATGGTGTTACAGTAGTAGCTGCAAGGGCATCTGAAACCCCTCTGTAAGTATTTATAGTTGCAGCAGCGACTGCGAAAGCCTTACCTGCAGCAGTTTCTTTTCCTGCTATGTTACTAAAGTTTTCTAATACTGAAGCAGTTTTATCTAAGTTATCTTTTTTAGCCTGTTCCTCAGCATTTGATATTTTTATTTTTGCATCACTAATTTGTTTATCTCTATTTAAATTAGTTTGTCGTGATTGCTCTGAAAATTGATCTAAAGCTATTTGTGCATCTATCTTAGCTTGTGTACCTGCATTTGCGTTATCAACAATAGCTTGTAGTCTTACCGATTCCTGTTCAGCCTCTAATATATCAACTTCTTTTAATGCTTCTAATCTAGCTAATTCATCTTCTATCTGCTCGGCATTAAATCTTTTTTGCTCTATTGATAGTAATGATTCACTTTCTAATTTTGCATTTGTTAATTCAGTAGCTTCTTTTACTAAAGCATTATTATTTATTTGTTGCTCTGATTTAAAACCTGTAACCGTTGCTGCAACTGCCTGTACTTCAGCTTCTGCTTCTAATACTGCAACATAATCTTCTGTCTTACCGGTTAAATCAAATTGTGCCTGAGCTGCATCTTTAACTAATTTAGCATTTTTAGTCATTTCTGTTTCTTGTTTTTCAAGAATAACTAGCAATTCATCATTAGCCTTTTTTCTTTCTTCAATACTTAAAGTTTCATCATCCCTAATTTGCCTTTGTACCTCAGCTTGCCTGTCGTATTGTTCTAATAATATTCTAGATTCTGCTGCAGCAATTTGTGCTGACTTTTTTAATTTCTGATTTGTTTTAGCAGTTTCTATTGCAGCCTCTATACTTACTTCTTTTAATCCATCAACTACTTGCGTTCCTATTTCTCCTACCTCTGTAATAGCTTCACCAAAATTATTGACAATATCTTTTCCTGCTCCTAATGCAGATTCACCAACTTCTATAATATTTTTCTGAGTTTCAGTTATTGCGAGATTTAATTCTTTTATTGTTTTAGGATCTCCATCACCAAAAATAGATTTTTCCCACATTAATTGTGCTTCCTGTACTGCTAATGTAATTCCATAAAAAGCGAGTTTAAAAGGTGTTAGTGCTATTGTAACAATTCCACTTATAACCTTTCCTAGTGCATCAAAGTTTTCTGTTGCTGAAGAAACACTTTTATAAACATCTACAAAAACATTTACTACTTCATTAAATATAATTTGAGCAGTTTGAAAGATAGTATTTAAACCATCCATCACTTCTTGGTTTTCCTGTATTGCAGAAGAAACAAATTCAAATGCTTTCTGTAATAAGAAAATAATACCTGTAGCCTTAGCTAAAGTCTTAATAGATGCTCCTACCTTTTTAACTCCCTTTGCTCCATCCTTAGCTGATTTCTCAACTTTCTTTAAAGCATCCTCTGTTTTCTTATTAGCAGTTTCTACTTCTTTTTCTAGCTTAGCATATTCTTTCTGAAACTCATCTAAGTTTTTTGCAGCTTCTTTGTATTTTAACTCAAATTCAAATTCTATTTTTTTCGCCATATTATTTTTGTTTTTGTTTGCTTAATAGCTTCTGAAAAAGTTTCTGATAATTTATACTTTCCTTGTGCAATTCTTATGTTTTCCGTTTCTCCTTTTGCAACCTGCAATAGATCTATTATATTTTTAATCATTATGGTAATGTTGTTATAGTTAAAACTGAAGATAAAGCAGATTCTTCTACATCATCATTTAAAGCACTTACATAAAAAGAATAACTTGTATTAGGTGTCAATCCTGTTATCGTAACACAATATGTACTTGAAATTGGAATAGCAGATACCCTTTGAACAATATTAGATTGTTGCGTACCATTTTGATAAACCTGATAGCTTCGCATAATAACTGCTGAGGTTGATGCATTCCAACAAAATGTAACAGAAGTAGATGTTAAATTTGTAACATTTAATCCTGTTGGTGCAGTTGGAATACTAGATACTGATGGACTTACATCGTTTAATAATTCAAACTGAGTTTTACCTGTTGATAGATTAGTAGTTAATGAATTTATCTTATAATTATTTTGACCTAATTGTATTAAGTCATTTAATTTTAAATTGTAATAAATCTTCATAGGAAGATATGCAGTTACCTTTGTAATTCTTCTACTTAAATTAAATACATCCTTTATGTAATTAACATACTTAGTCATAAATAAAGTATCTGTAAAAGATAATGGATTACCAATTTCATTTGCTTGGTATTCGTTTATCTCATTTCCAAAATGTATATTAACTTTACTTGTATTAGAACTTAAAGCTAGTGCATTTGATGGAATATAATATTCATCAATGTCTTCTATACTTGTACTTATTGTATCTCGTATTCTTATTGACGTTCCCCCTGATTGTCTTATAGGATAAAATAATAAAGGTGAGCCAAAATAAGATTCTTGGTTATCATCTACAAAATATCCCCATTGAATATCTGTAGAA